AACCCAAAATGGAAACCAGCCCCGCAGTTGTTGAAGAAACCGTAATCCCAACCGCACCAATTTTTGCGCAACCAAAGCGTAATTTCGGTATGCCAACCGCTGGCGAATACCTCGCCGCCTACCACATCGGTGGCGAAGTTTGGAACCGTGTCAACGCCGCAGCTGTTGAAGTGATGAAGTCACGCCAAACCGCATTGCAGGCCGCCGCTGGCGACTCAGTCACCACTGATTCTGCTGGATTGTTGAATGTCAACGTGCTCGGCCCTGTGTTTGAAGACCTGAACTACATCAGGCCTGTCGTTACGGCTGTTGGCGCCCGTGCCATGCCAGACGGTGGAAACCAAAAGACTTGGATTCGCCCGACTTGGACAACCCACACCGAAGTTGGCACGCAGGCTTCAGAACTTGGCGCCGTTACTGCACGCACACCCGTGATTGCCTCGAACGTAATTTCTAAAACCACTTTGGCAGGCCAGGTGACCTTTTCGGTACAAGATATTGACTTTACGTCACCTGGTGCGCTTGAAATTGTGTTGCGTGACCTCGCCGGTCAATACATGATTCAGTCTGACGCCTTGTTGTGTGCCGCAATCCTCGCTGGCGACACCGCTTCAGGTTCAACTTGGACAGTTACCGCCAACGACCCAAGTTCACTAATTTCGGCCTTGTATGACGCCGCAACCGACATTTTGGCCGCCACCAACTTCTTGCCTGACCACATTTTTGTCAGTCCCGATGTATGGAAAAAATTAGGTAGCCAACTCGACGCAGACAAGCGACCAATTTTTCCGTACACAGGCGTCGCAGGCCTCATGGGTGTCAACGGAATCGGTTCCGCAAACGTTACCCAGATGAACACTTTCAACCCGTTGGGCCTCAACCTTGTTGTTGACCGTGCATTTGCAGACAACACAATGGTCGTAGCTCGTGGCTCGGCCATTGAGTACTACGAGCAGATTCGTGGAATTATGACAAGAGACGAACCAGGTACCCTCGGCAAGGTCTTCAGTTACCATGGCTATGCAAGTACGTTCATCGCTGACGGTGACCAGGTTAAGTCAATCGCTATTGCCTGACCACCAACTTGAAAGGTGGTTAGCCGCCCATGGCTGTTTACCAAGTTACGTTTCATCAGCGTTTAGATAACTACGCTGTTGTACAAACGTTGACAGAACCCGAACTAGATTTGGGCTTACCGTTTACGCTGGCAAGCTTAGGCCACGGGCTAAACGGTACGCACAATGTTTACGCTTTGCCTGCCTACCTGTTTACGGGTGTTACCAGTAACGGCGATCTAACATTTGATTTCAATTACCCGATACCTAACCAAGTGTTGTTTTATGACGCTGGCGACGACCTAGACCGCACAGCTGCAATACCGCAAGGCACCCTGACATATAACGAAGTTTGTACTTGGGTGACCGGCACACAGATTGGCACTTGGCTAGGCATTGCTTTGGCAAGTGTTGACGAAACCGCTTTTTTGGCTCAATGTGCTTCAAGCGCCAACAACTTCATTTTTCGTAGACGTCAAGAGTCAGGGTATACGGACTCTTTGACTACGGTCCCCAGCGGTGACGTAGAGCTAGCCACGATTATGATGGGTGGCTCGATTTACAGGCAACGTGGCGCCATTGACCAATTCGCAAGTTTTAGCGATATGGGTAACGCCACCGTGTCTGGGCTGTCGCCGTTAATCAAACAACTGGCTGGTATCCCACGGCCTGCGGTTGCGTAATGACTGTTTACACCGACCTGTTTAATGAGGCCATAGATGACCTGGCGGCAACCTTGGCAACCATTACTGGCATGCGTGTGGTGTTTGACCCTGAAAAGATCAACCCACCGTGCGTGTTTATTGACGCACCCAGTTTTGACGCCTTTAACTACAACATCGTCACCATGAATTTTTCGGTAAAAGTAGTGACACTAGGGCCAGGCAATTTGGACGGTTTACGCAACGTTTTAAGCATGTGTGCGAAGGTTCTAGCAAAGAATGTCGCCGTGAAATCTGGGCGCCCTGGTTACATACCCGTGGGTGGCCAAACTTTTGCAGCTTATGACTTATCCATTGACATGCAAGCCCAAACAGATTAAGGAAACTCAACTATGAAATACACAATTGTTAGCGACAAGATCGGCACTGTAGGCGAAGAATTTGTGCCTGGTGCCGGCACGAACGTTGAAGCGTTACTAGCGCACGGGTTCATTGAATCTGATGAAGTGCCTAGCGACAGCCCAGCCCAAAAATCTGCTAAAACTAAAGCACCAGCAACAAAGGATTAAACCAAAATGTCGACGAGCACTTATCTCAGCAATCCTGGCGTAATGATTAACTCGGTCAATTTGACCAATCAGTGCACCAGCGCCACCGTTACCAATCGTGTTGACGCCTTAGAATCCACAGCCTTTGGTGGGACTTCCCGTGTCTATGTGTCTGGTCTTTACAATCAAGAAATCACGCTAGAGCTGTACATGTCCTATGCGGCCACCGAAACATACGCAACTCTTGCAGCTCTTGTTGGCACCACTACCACTGTCAAGGTTGCGACTACTGACGCCGCTTTGACCACTGCCAGTGCCACAGCCCCCCGTTTTGAACTGGTAGGGGCGTTCCTAGCCGAATTACCAGTGATCGACGCAACCATGGGCGAGCTGTCAACCATTTCAATTACGTTCCAGGGTGGCGTTCTTTCCACCGTTGTTTCCTGATCTAGCAACCCCAACAGCAAAGGCCCGACATGCAACTAACACTTAGAGTTGATCAGGGCGATGGCCCTGTAGAAGTAAGCACCAACCTTTTCACCATTGTTTCGTGGGAACGCAAATTCAAGCGTAAAGCCAGCGACATGTCTAACGGCATTGGCATTGAAGATCTGGCGTATCTAGCCCACCAGGCATGCCAACAACACGGCGTTGTTGTGCCGGTGGTTCTAGATGACTTCATCAAGAAGCTGGTGGTGCTCGAAGTAGTCAGTAGTGAACCTGACCGCCCTACCTTGCCAGTACCTACCGATTCGCTTTAGCACAACTGCTTGCGGCGACAGGGTACTGGCCACCTGAAGTAGAGTTTGATGTTAACGATTTGACAACAGTCATTAAGGTCATCAACGAAAGCAGAAAATAGCCATGGCAACCGATTTGACTATCCAAGTTACTGGGGTCAAAGAAGCTGTTAAATACTTGAACAAGGTAGAACCTGGCTTCAGAAAAGCGTACGTGGCAAACATGCGTGAAATTTCTAAGCCAATGACCGACGCCATGAAATCAAACTACGACGACAGCCGTTTCCCTAGTGGCACGAAACGCAACTGGGCACCAGGTGGGCGTCAAGTGTTCCCGTTGTCTGCTTCAAAGGCTGTTCGTGGTGTTGGTGTTCGAGTCAACAACAAGAAAAAAGGCGCCGCCTTTTCGGTTATGCAAAAAAACCCTGCAGCTGCAATTTTTGACATTGCAGGCCGTGCCAATGTCAACCCTTTAAGTACAGCGTTTAGCAACAAATTTGGGCGTTCTGCCAGCCGTGTTATCTGGCCTGTATTCGAAGCAAAAATTGCTGACCTAACAACCGAAGTTCAAAAGGTAGTTGAAGGCGTCATGGCTGAAGCAAACAAGAATCTGAAGGTGTTCTGATGGCTATTTCAATTCCCGTAATTTCAGACTTCAACAGTAAGGGCATTGACAGCGCCATTAGGGAATTTAAGAAGTTAGAAACCGCTGGCGAAAAAGCCCAGTTTGCTATTAAGAAAGCTGCCGTGCCAGCCGCCGCCGCTATCGCTGGTCTGGGCATTGTTGCTGTAGACGCCGTTAAAGCGTTTATGGAAGATGACAAGGCCGCCCAACTACTTGCCACCAGCCTAAGAAACACCACGGGGGCAACTGACGCACAAATTAAGTCAGTCGAAGCGTTTATAACTAAGACGTCTATTGCAGCTGCTGTTGCCGATGACGAGTTACGGCCAGCGTTTGACAAACTTGTACGTGGTACTGGTGACGTCACCAAAGCGCAAGATTTAATGAACCTGGCACTAGACATTTCAGCCGGTACAGGCAAAGACTTGGGCGCCGTATCTGACGCCCTGTCAAAGGCGTTTAACGGGCAACTGGGGCCATTGAAGAAGTTAGACCCAGCCCTGGCAAGCCTGATTGAAAACGGTGCTACAACCGATGAAGTTTTCGCCGCATTGGGCGACACATTCAAGGGTGCCGCCTCGACTTCAGCCAACACCGCTTCAGGCAAAATGAAATCGTTCACCATTCAAATGGGCGAATTTAAAGAGTCAATTGGCGCCGCCGTATTTCCCATAGTCAACAAACTGTTGCCAGCGTTTAAATCTGTTGCCGATTTCGTAACCAACAACACCACGCTAGTAGTAACTCTGGGCGCTGTTATCGGCGGTTTGGCTGTTGCCATTATTGCTGTCAATGCCGCAACCACAGCCTGGGCCGCAACAACAAAAGCATTTGCCGCAATACAAGCTGCGTTCAATGCGATCATGGCACTTAACCCAATCTTTTTGATTGGCGCCGCCATCGTTGCTGTTATTGCAATCCTTGTTTTATTGCAAAAAGAGTTTGGCATTTTTGATGGTGTCATCAGAGTTGTTGGCGACGCTTTCGGTGCCGTTTGGGGAGCTATTAAAGGCGTGTTTGATTGGGTTAAAAACAACTGGCCGTTAATTCTTGCAGTCATTACAGGCCCGTTTGGTTTAGCCATTGCGTTTGTCGTCAAATTTAAAGATGACATTATGAACGTTTTTAGCCTGATCTATTCCGGCATAAAAGCAACCATGGGTTTTGTTGCTGACGTCATTTCTGCACCATTCAAAGCAGCGTTTAGAGCTGTGGCAGGACTGTGGAACAACACCATAGGCAAACTGTCTTTTAAAGTTCCTAGTTGGGTGCCTGGCATTGGCGGTAGCGGATTCGACGTGCCAGACATTCCCATGCTGGCCGAAGGTGGCATAGTCACCAGTCCTACATTGGCAATGATCGGGGAACGAGGCCCTGAAGCTGTTATCCCGTTAAACCGTGCCGGTGGCATGGGCATGGGTGGCAACACGATCACGGTCAATGTCAACGGTGGCGACCCCAACAGCATTGTCAGAGCACTACAGCAATATGTACGCCAGTCAGGCCCAGTGCCAGTGAACACTAGGGCTATGTAATGGCTGTTACCAATTGGAAATTTTATTACAACCCTGCAGGGTTTTCTAAAGGTACAGAATTTACTTCGCAAATTC